ACTGATTATCTTGAGGGAATAGGTCTTGATAATGCAAAAAACTTTTTATCTAGGGATGCAGGAATACTTTGCTCTGAAGCATCATTACCTGCAAGTGCATTTGCAACTGGTGAAGTAACGGATAATTTTATGGGTATTCCTCAAGAGTTTGCTCATACTCGTTTATATACTGATATTGATTTTACTTTTTATGTGGATCAGGAATATACATTATTGAGAATTTTTGAAGGATGGATGGATTATGTTTCAAGTGGAGCAGATAGTGATGGTGTTAGTTTAGATAATGCTGGTTTCTATAGAAGATTTAAGTATCCAAATGATTATAAATGTGATACAATGAGTATTACTAAGTTTGAAAAAAATATTGAAAGAACGTTATTATATGAATTTAGAAATGCTTTTCCTAAATCAATTACATCATTACCTGTTACTTATGGTGCAGCAGATCTTTTAAAAGTTACAGTTAGCTTTAACTATGATAGATATATTGTAACTAGAAGTCAAAGTTGACTCTATAAATAAATTTACTGAAGTGTGAAAACATTATGCCTTTACCAAAGATTAATACTCCGACTTATGATCTTACATTACCATCAACTGGAAAGAAGATTAAATATCGACCTTTTTTAGTCAAAGAAGAAAAAATTCTTATTATGGCATTGGAGACTGAGGATATCTCTCAAATTACAAATGCTATTGTTGAAATATTAAATGATTGTATTTTAACTAAAGGTGTTAGTGTTACTAAACTTGCTACCTTTGATATTGAATATTTGTTCTTAAATGTTCGTGCAAAATCTGTTGGGGAATCTGTTGAAGTGAATGTGGTTTGTCCTGATGATAATAAAACATCAGTACAGATGGAAATTAATCTTGATGATATTAAAGTTCAAAAAACTAGAGGGCATAAGAATATTGTTAAATTAGATGATCAATATTCTATGAAACTTAAGTATCCATCATTAAATCAATTTATTGATAGTAATTTTGAATCTGATGAGGAAAGTGATGTAGACAAATCAATGAATATGATTACCTCATGTATTGAAATGGTTTATGATAAAGAAGAGAGTTGGAGTGCTTCTGACTCTACACAACAAGAATTAGAAGAATTTATCGAACAGTTAAATAGTAAACAGTTCAAATCAATTGAAAAATTCTTTGAAACAATGCCTAAACTTTCTCATAAAGTTAAGGTAATAAATCCAACCACTGAAGTGGAATCTGATTTAGTATTGGAGGGACTAGCAAGTTTTTTCACCTAAGTATGGCTCATACTAATCTTGAGTCATACTATAAAGTAAATTTTGCCTTAGTCCAACACCATAAATACTCTTTAACAGAGATAGAAAATATGATCCCTTGGGAAAGGGAAGTGTATGTGACTTTATTACAACAATACCTTGAAGAAGAAAAATTAAAACAACAACAGAGTGGCAATTAAAAGAAATTTGATGGGTTCAACCCTCAAAAAAACTAAGATTAATAAAAACACCTTTTCAATGGGTGGGGGATCTCTTGCGGATAAAGTTGCAAATAATTCAAGAAAAATTACATTAATAAAGAATGTTATATCTACAGGAAAATCTGATTTAGGTAGTCAATTAGCATCTATAGATGGTGGATATAGTAGTCCAGAATCGGATTTAACAGAAATAAATGAAACTCTTAATGATATTGGTAATGCATTAGCATTAGATTTTGCAAATAGAATTGCAATAGAGAAGGGAGAAAATAAAAGATTAAAGACTGATGCATCAAAACAAAAAAATAAACGTGCTGAAGGTAGAATAGAAAAATCACTTAAAGGTGGATTAACTAAAACAATAGCACCAATTGTGAAGCAGGGTCAAAATATATTAGGTCTTCTGGGTGCAAGTGTTTTAACTAATACTTTACTTGGTATTGGTGGACCTGCTGGTGCTGGTAGTAATGATAATACTGGCGATGGTAAAAAACCAGTAAAACCAGGAATGCTTTCCACCATGAAGAAAAATTTAAGTCTTTCTGGTGAAAATATTAAAAATTTTATTGGAGATCGAATTAATAATATTAAAGACTTTGGATCAGTTCTTGGAAAAAATATATTAGAAAAAGGAAAAACTATATCAATACCATCAAAAGCTGTAACTGATGCTAAAATCAAAACTACAGAAAAGCAGGTAGAACAATTAAAAAAAGAAGGTGTTGATGAAGGCACAGCTAGAGCATTGGTTGATGCTGTTCCAACTAAAGGTATTAATAAAGATTTGGAGAGTGATGGTTCTTTAAAACCAGTAACTCCTCAAATGTTTCGTAATACTAATATTCCTGGTGATATTGGAGGAAATGCTTTTAGTGGTATGATGTTTAATCGCATGATTAATACACCAAATTTAAATAAAGTAAATAAGAAGAATAATGTAACTGAGATTACATTACCAACAGAGAAATTAGAAAAACAAAATACATCAAAGTCTGTTGGATCAACAGAGACAACAGTTGTGCCATATGTTATTTCTGTAAATGAGTCTAATGATCATATGACTAAAACTCCAGAGATACATGGGATAATATTAGATTAAGATTATGGCATTACCAGCATTAGGAGCACTTGTAGGGGGATTAGGAAAAGGATTGTTAGGTCTTGGAAAAGGTCTATCAAAAGGTATGACTGCTGGTAGGGTGATGAAGACTGGATCAAAAATAACTGCAGGTAATAAAATTTCTGCACCTAGACAACAAGATACTTCACAAACAATATCACCAAGTTATTATGAAGAACCAAAAAAACAATCAGTATTTAAAAGAACAACAAGTGATGGTTCGATAGAATCGGTTAAAATAACTGTAACTAATATAAAAAGTGTTTTATTTAAAAAACAAAAACAATTATCAAAGAGAAGAAAACATAATGCAGATTTAGAGAGACGATTTTCTGATTTAGAAAATAAAAGATCAGTAGGAGGAAAAATAGGAAAAGGGTTTGGAAAAGTATTGTCTCCATTTTCAGGTATTATGTCTGGTATTGCATCTGCTATTCCACTTATGATAGCAAGTATACTTGCAAATACATTACTTTCAGATGGAGTAGTGAGTGAAGAAGAGAAAAAAGAAAAACTAACAAAAAAATTAATCGGAGATAAAGAAAAACCAAAATCTCAAGGATGGAAGAGATGGTTGGGAGGTGCTGCTGATTTTATATTACAAGATGCGACTGATTTTGATAATATGGGTGTTTCTGGAGGTGAATCTGCAGCAGATATAATAAATTCAGACTCAAAATCTACGAAAAATAAGAGTGAGACTCCTAAACGTAGATTATTTGGAATTTTTGGAGGAAAAAAGAATGAAGAAAAATTGAAAAAATTAAATGATACTAGTCTTATAGATAATGATAATGAAGTTACAAATACTATTATTATCAATAGACCCATTGAAGTACCCGCAAAATAGGAAAGTATAATGTCATCAGGAAGTGCATCAAGAGCATCATTATATACAAAGATGGAGATTCAGAAATTTCAAAAATCTGGAAGATCTTCTTCTACAATTAAAAGAGCTGATATATCAGGCAGAACTGTAGTTTTTAACTATTTTGAAAGTTTATATTCCCCAGAGGTAACTGCCAATTTAATTTTTGTCGATGCTGGTGGATCTCTTCAAGCAGAGAAGGATCAAGATACTCAGGAAAGATTGGGAAGTATTAAATCATCACTTCCAATTACAGGTGAAGAAAAAGTATCAATAAAAATTGAATCTAAATCTGGTATTTTAGATTTAACAAAAAATCCACTTAAAGTTGATGCGGTTCCTAGTACAACTTCAGAATCAAATCGAGAGGCAATATTTCTTTCTCTTGTTTCTAATCCAACTCTTCAAAATTTAGAAATTAAAGATCCTTGCAAAACATATACAGGTAGGATAAGTGAAACTGTTAAGAGTATATTAAAAGATTTAAATATAAAAAAATTTAATATTGATCCAACACAAAATAATTATAATTTTATTTCTAGATCAAGGGGTGGATTGGATTTAATAACAGATTTGTGTAGAAGGTCTATTCCTGTAAACGGAGATCCTGGATATTTCTTTTATGAAACACAGGATGGTTTTAATTTTAAGGCAATTGATAATTTGATTGCAGAAGATCCAGTGGAAACATATACTTATACTGGTGGTTTGCAAGCAAATTTAGATAATGATGAAAATGATTTTAAAATTATTAGAGAACCTAATTTCATAAAAGATCAAAACGTACAGGAAAGAAAAAAATGGACTAGTTCTCGTAATATATTTTTTAATCCTTTAACTTTAAAAACAGATGAAACAGTTTATACTATGAAAACTGCTTCACCTAAAAAAACTTTAGGTAAAAAGGTTACATATACTGATGATATAAAAGGATATACTACAACAAATGAGCATGTATTAGATATTGGTAGTTTGGGTGATCCCAGTGAGATTACTCCCAATAATGATCCTAGAGAGTGGCAAGCAAAATCTCCTATGAGATACAATCTTCTTCATTCTCAGATAATGGAAATACAAGTTCCATGTAATTTAAAATTAAAAGCTGGAAATGTAATTAGAGTTGAATTTGAAAGACAAGGTGATGATAAATCATTAGGTGGATTGGATGAGCAGACTAGTGGTAATTTTTTAATTCTACATCTCTGCCATCACTTTGATACTAAGAGGTCATTTACTTCTATGACTCTTATTCGTGATACTTACGGATTATATACTGGAAAATAGATATGAAAAAGAATAAAAAAGGTTTTTTTGGTGATGGAGTAGAATTTTGGATCGGTAGAATAGTACCGTTCAAAGAACAACGAGCATTAGTCTCTGGTGATAGTTGGGGATATAGATATAAAGTTCGTATCTTAGGTGATTATTCAAATAATGATACTGTTGAGGATAAAGATGTTTATACTGCACAAGTTTTAGTTCCTCCAACTGCAGGAACAGGTGGTGCAGGTAGAACGGAGACTGTTAAATTGTCTCAGGGTGATTTAGTTATTGGTGTATTTTTAGGACCTGATAAAACAAGTCCTGTGATTCTTCATGCTTTTATACGATCAGATCGAGTTGAGTATGGTGATGCTAAGACAGATCCTATAGGTGGTCTAACTGAAGAAGTGGGACCAGGTTTAATGGAAAAACAGGAGTTTTCACAAACATCTTTACCTAACACTCCTACATTAAAAAAACAGGCAAATAAAGGTGGTGGTAAAGGTAGAAAATCACCTCTTGGAGGGTTGGCAAACTTAGCAGGTGGATTGAGTAATATACCTGCTGTTGGTGCTTTTGGAAAATTTAGTGCTGGATCTAAGGCAATGACAGCAATAAGAATTGCTAAAAAATTCTTTTAAAAAATTACTGCTAAATATAGATACAGGAGGATAAATTTATAAAATGACTGTAATTAATGAAACTGAAGAATTAGGAAAGATATTTACTGC